TTTCTTTTCCTTATTGTCTTCCACTTTTTTCCCTATGTTATATTTAGCAGATAATGTCCATTCTTTTTTCTCTTTAAATGGTAATACTTTTATCTGACTTAACGGTGCTTTATCTTCCGTTGCGTCCTTTTTAACTACATCAATTAAGTTCCAATCTTGTAATAATAAAGATATGGTATTTCTTCTTTGAATATCGTTTTGAGTTAATGTTGATTTTTTACCGTCTAATGCAAATAGTTCCTTGAAATGGACTATGTAATATTTACCTTGTTTGTGTAGTATATGACACGATTGATAAAGTGTCTTATCTTTTCTACTTGCTACACCGATTCTTGTTAATGTTTCCCTGACTTTTAGAAAGTCATCAGGTTGCTTTATGGTCACTTCTAGCATATCGCTAGCCGACCAACTAATAATATCTTCGCTCATTTAAACTTTCTCCCACCTTGTATAAGTTTATTTTTAATAATTTCAATTTGGTCGTCTGTAAGAATGTTGAGAGTTTCCTTTGCCTTTGAATTACTATATCCATAATACTTCTTAATAACATCTAGGTTCTTCAACTTGGTTTTTGATATCCACTTACCTCCAAATCGCCTTTTCTTTCGTATACTATTTATGAAATAGTGAAACTGCATACGCTTTGGTAGGAAATGTAATCCGTTCATTTCATTGCTATGCATTATGGTATCATAGAACATAGATAGACAACGGTTAATTACAAATGGTGGGTACTTCTTTTCCCAAGTCGGGTCGGGTGTGTCTAATAAGTTCTCTTTTGATTCATTAATTGCTTTAAGATAATCTTTTAATTCATACATTTAATTTCATTTACTTTCCAAATAATAATAATTACATCCTTCACCGTGCATACCATAAACAGAATCATATTTTTTATGTTTAACATTAAAATAATTTTTAATATGATTAGTAAATACAGACTCACTATATCCAAATACAGGCATAGTATCTTTATTTACAAAAAAAATAAGGTGAGGTTGATTGTCTTCTTTATTGAAAACTCTAATAAACATTTTTCCAGAAGGTTTTAATATTCTATGATACTCTTTTATAATGGATAGAGTATCTTGTGGATAATTCACGTGGAAAGCACCAGCGTCAATAAGAAAATCAAAACTATTTTCTTCAATCTTATCTAATTTTCTTATATCTCCAACAAGAAATTTTCCTTTTGGTAAACGCTTTTGAGTTCTTTCTATAACCGTTTGTGAAAAATCTACACCTGTTACCTCAAACCCTTGATTGATAAGATATTCAGAATTTCTACCATCTGCACATCCACAATCCAAAACCTTTAAATTTTTTTCAAAATTATAATACTTTATAAAATCAACAACGTGTCCATCTTGTAACTTTCGTTCATTGCTAGGATTTTTATAATCCCAAGGTCCACCAGTTGGATGTTCTTTAAAAAATTTATCCCAATCCTCAACTAAACTTTTCATTTATTTAAACTTACAGTTTGCCATTACTTCTGTTAAACAAGCGACCATATTAATCTCTTGGTCTGCTACAAAAGCGGATTTATATTGATATCCAGCTATAACTAAAACTGCTTGTGGTATAGATTGTGGTTGTAAGTTCTTGTATAGTATTTCATATACAGTTGAAAACAATGATGATGGTTCTTTATCTAGGTTTTGAATAACCCATTTTCTCATATCATTAAATCTTTTTTCTTTTAAAATTGCTACAAGTTGTTTAGTATCTGCTTCAGTTATACTGAATAATATACCACTATCAATTTTACCTCTTACTGAATATCTTTGAAGTTCATTAATAGTTCTTCTGAAATCTGGAAAATGTTTTTGTATTAATTCTGCAAGTACTTTTTTATCAAACTCTATCTTTTCATCTGTTAAGATATTACACAACCTATTCATAAGTTGTGTTGCTGTTTTAACTTTCTGACCATTAGTAATTGAAAAATCAATAACGGTACATCTACTATGTAATGCTGGTAATATCTTATTCTTATAATTACAAGTAAAGATAAATCTACAATTCTTATAAAATGTTTCTATGAAATTTCTTAATGCAGGTTGAACACTATCAGCGTTCATATAATCTGCTTCATCAACTATAACAACTTTATGACCTGCTGTTTCAGTTAAAGATACAGTTGACGCAAAATTTTTAATCTTATTTCGGAGTGTATCAATTTGTCTACCTTCATCTGATCCATTAATGATAATGTAATCACAACCTAATTCTTCACATAAAGCACGTGCTACAGTAGTCTTACCTGTACCTGCTGTACCTGATAGTAATAAGTTTGGAAGTTCTTTTTGTTTTACAAATTCTTTAAAAGTTTCTTTTAATTCACTTGTTAAAATACAATCGTCAATTGTTCTAGGTCGGTATTTCTCAACCCATAAATTTTCTGCCATAATATACTCATCATTTAAAATTCAGAATCAGGTTCTAATGCTATCCAATATTGTACTGGTTTATTTCTATTAACAAAATGACTTATTCTTTGTTTAGAAATCGCAATATCATAATCATCTGGTATTATTTTCAAGTTTTCTGCTTTGAAATATGCTACAAACTCTTTATCAGTTGTGCCTACTACAGCAGAATAATCATTTGAAGATTTATTTTTCTTATCAGTTGCAATCATTGTAATGTTTTTACCATCACCTTTTACTGCAATGTCTGGTAAGTTCAACGTAACTATACCTTTTTGTAAATCAGCAAAACATTTACTCTTTAATGTAAAAGTTACATACTTATCAGGCATATTAATTGATTTAGTTGGTGCAACAATTACTGATTTATCTGCAAAGAAATACTTAACTGATTGTTTTGAATTGGTGTCTGAAATAACCAATTTGTTAGTACCATTAAATTTGATATCTGATTTAGAAAATAATTCAACTGCCCTTAAAAATTCTGGCAAATCATATATCGCAAATTCTTGCTCAAATTTTTGGTCTATATCTGCTTCGGCAAGAATATTCTTTAAAGTAGAAATAGTTTGTAATTGCTTTCCAGGTTTTACTAATATATTTTTATTAATATCAGCAAAATTCTTTAAGATTGCAACTGTACTGTTTGATAGATTCATATCAACTCCTTCATAATTTATAATTATATACTTTTATTAACTAAATGTCAATGCTATAAACTTTTTAAAATGTTCTCTGGATCAGTAGCAACATAAGGGTCTTCACCTTTTCCTCGGTCATTGATACCTTCTTCTTCAAACCATTTAATAATTTGTCCATCTTCAACTACCATAGCATATCTCCAAGACCTCATACCAAATCCTAAATGAGTTTTGTTTATTAACATACCCATTCGTCTAGTAAAGTGTCCATTTCCATCAGGTATTGCCTTAACGTTATTTACTTTAAGACTATCAAACCAAGCGTTCATTACAAAAGAATCATTTACTGATATACAATAAACTTCATCTATACCTTTTGATTTAAACTCTTCATAGAGTCTTTCAAAATTTGGTAATTGTTTGCTAGAACACGTTGGTGTAAATGCACCTGGTAAAGAAAAGACTACTTGTTTGCCTGCTTGAAATACATCATTACTTGTAAATGTAGTCCACTTGCCTGCTACTCGCTCTTTGAATACCACGTATGGTATACTTTTAGTTATATCTTTATTCATAGAGTTAATATATCACCAACCCTAGCTAATGTCAATCCTGGTTGTCTATCAACTCGCAAGTAATTTCATCAGCTACTAACCCTGCGTTTTTATCATATATCCATACGTAGGAATAGTGAACCTGGTCACCTTTTTCCACGCATTTCTTACCAAATGATAGTTTAGGATTTGCTACTGAGCAACTAACAAGAATCAAACTCATTAAGATTATTAATATTTTATTCATATACTTATTTATAAGTGGCGAGTCAATAGTTTATGCTATCCTCGCCACTATCTATACGTTATTACTTAACGTCTATTGTTTTTGCTTTTCTGCTCTCTGGAATAATCTTCTCCATAGATACTTTCAAAAGACCATCTTTCAATTCAGCACCTTTGATTTCGCAATCATCAGCAACCGTGAAAGTTTTAGAAAAGAATCTTTTAGCGATACCTTTATGTAAGATATTACCATTGTCATCTTTACTTTCGTCTTTTTCTGTTTTAGCAGATTTGATAGTCAAAAGACCGTCCTCATAGTTCACTTGAATATCCTTTTTAGAATATCCAGCAAGAGCTACTTCAATATCGTACTTGTTCTTGCCTGTTTTAACGATATTGTATGGCGGATAATTTGGTATCGTAGGTAATGAAAAATCATCTTCAAACATTCTTTCAAAATGGTCAAAGATATTATCAAATCCTATTGATACTGGTCTTAATTGATTAAAAATAGATAATGCTTTATTGGTCATATAAACCTCCTTTATTAAGCAAAGTTATTTTAATTATATGAGTCCCTTAATGGCAACTCACTACTACTTATATATGTACTATTTTCCAAATTACAAGTAGTTAAGGTAGTTTTTTGAGTTATAGACTTCAAAACTACCAAAAATAGTCTGCTACTTTAGTTCTTTTTGGGGTGTTGAACGAAGCGCAACTGCTAAACAAACACATCAGGTTAAGGCTACCGCTCCTGAATAACTAAATTCATTG